TGAATTTTTCATCATTAAGATAAACAATCCCAATATTATTTGAAGGAACGGATGGTGTTGATGAAGAATTTAATACAATTCTTGCCACAGAACCACTATCCTCACCAATAATATCCTCACCAATAATTGCATCAGAATCTATTTGGGATAGTGAAGAGAATTGAAGTCTATCTAAAACAGGATTTTCAGTATCTGTTGATTCATATACTGCAATAATTTTAACAGCATCAGGTACATTTAAAGAAATTTGATCATCTTGTACTCTCAATCCATAATAAGAATTAAATGTTAATCCATCAGCAGATGAAGTATTGGTATTTACTCCAGAATTAGATAGTGTGGAAAGATTTACAATATTTACAGAACTTCTTGTATATTCTTTAATCTTACTTTGAATACTATTTTTCCTAAGAGTTACATTGACAATACTATTCCCACCACTAGCACTCAAATCAGTAATCGCAATACCAGTTCCTCCACCAGTAATTGTAAATGTATCAGAAGTTACTGTTCCAATTCCACCACCATTATAGTGAACAGAATACCTTTCTTGATCAAAAGATTCGTAGAATGCACTGGTAACTCCAGCGTTAGTTAAATTTAATGCAATTGAAGTTCCAGTAATATTTACAGGAATTTGTTTTGTTATTGCTAATTGAGAATTTGATAAATTAACTGAAGAAATATTGACATCTGGAAGAACTGTATATAAAGATGCATTAGATGCATTTCTTAAAACCGGAACAGCTAGTTCAATATCATATTCTCCATCACTTGCCTTTCCTCCATTATAAACACCACTAACACTTGGACTGACAGCTGCAACTGTTATTGTAGTTAGATTACCACCTATTGCAGTAACTCTATTATATCTTATATTTCCACTAGTTCCATCTTGATATCTAATGATATCGTTTACCTTAATTCCTTGAAAGAAATTACTTGGACTCGTAAATACTCCCGTAGACTGAACAAAATTTGCTTTAGTAATTCCTTCAATTTTTCTTCTACTAAGAACACTATCTGCTTCAAAAGCAGGAAATCCACCTCCCGATGATCTAGCAACTGATTTAATATCTCTTACACCAAAAACATTAAACTCCTTTAGTGCCAATGAAGAATCAACACCATTGATAGTTAATTGTTCGTCTGCAAGAAAAGTTCCAGATGTTTGATGAATTTTTAATGAACTTGAATTTGCCGCAGCAACTACAAAACCACTCGCACCACTGCTCTTACCCTTAATAAACGATGTTTTGGGAATTTCTGCTGTAGTTACAGATCTGTTAAATGTTAATGTTGTGTAAGTTTGAATGTCATAAAGATATAAATCAAACTGAGTTGATGCACCTGAGTATGCAGCGTCTGTTAAATTAAATGTGTATACTCTAGCAACACCAATTTTAGTGCCTGCACCAGCACTTGCACCTAATCTAGAATGAAGTTCTACGGTTTGTCTTTCTTCTGGGGCACCTGAAACATTATTAACTCTTAGTAAATGTCCCATTTCAAAGGGAATATTCAAACTGGGAATATTTTCTTCATCTCTAGGTTTTTCTACGTCAACTGTTGCAGTTGCATCTAGTTCAACATCGTATCCAGCTACATATGCTTTTCCAGGGGAAACCTGAATACACATTAAATCATCTGTTGGTATATTTCCCTCTTCTGTGGTTTCATTTTCCAAAAATATTCCATCATTATCAATTCTATCATTCAGTGAATCAAGAACATTGAGTCTAAATTCATCAACAGTATAATGTCCAGACTCATCAAAAGTCCTCTCTGCAATATAATCTCTAATTATATTATAAACAGTTTTATCTACTACTTTTTTTATTTTTCCATCATCAACTCTAAGAATTTCTATAAAATCAGTATCATTGAAATCTGTTAAAGACTTTTTAACTAAAGTTAAATCAATCTTGAATCTATCTGCACCAGGAGCTGCAAAGTTTGTAAATCCTTTTGCATTATCAAATAAACTATCATCATCTTTAGAACCGATGATAGTTTCACTTACTTTTAATCCAACTCTATATGAAGAATCATTTTTATAATAATCTAATATAATAGATTGCTTATTAACATTAGCAAAAGTTCCTCTTACAAAATATACTCCATTATCAATAGATACAGAAGAACCTGTAAATAATGCATCTTGTTCTAAAACTGAAGCAAATGGAGTTCCGGAATTAATTGTTATACTTCCATAACTTACATTTTCAGATGCAACTAATTCTTCACCTTCTTGAAAAGTTGTAGATTCTGAATTTTCACCTGCCTCTGAATATTTTACATAGATTGTTGTGTGGTCAACAATATCACTATCTGTGGTAAAGGCAACTTCTTTAATTGTAGCACTTACTCCTGATAATCTCCCCGTTATTGTCTTCCCAATAAAATTGCTAATGTAAACAGAAATGTCTACTCCTAAGTTAATCTCATTCAGTTTTACTGCTAAATATTGGTCATCAAAAGTTGAAGCTCCTGGTAAAACCATAGAACCTTCTTTAAAAATATTACTTCCAAAAGATTCTATTTGATTTTGTAATATAGACTGAAGAGTTGTTAATTCTCTAGCCTGAACTGGAAATCCTGGTTTAAATAAAACTTTGTAAAAGTTTTTACTTTTATCGAAGTCATCATAATATGGACTGATATTTAAGTCTGTTTTTTGTGCCATCTTTTTTTAGAATTCCAGAATGATTTTAACGTCTTCTTTTTGTCTAGAGTCTCTTTGGACTTCGGGTCGATTGTCTATGTAAATTATATCCCCTGTCTTTTTATTTATCTCAGGATCCGCAAGTCCACTTGTAAAAGAAACACCCAAATTAATTTGTTTGGAATTTACTGTCACAATACTACCTGATAAACTTAAATCAATCGTCCCAACAGATAAAGCTGTAGTAGAAGTATTGAATCCAACAACATTAGTAGTAAAAATATTGTCTTCTTGATCAAATTTATTACCAAAGTATAAAGATCTATCTTGATAATATTTTAAAATCAAATGATGCAACATAACCCTTTGCAACACCGTCTGCACCTTGATCTTGTGTTATTATGTCTCCCACATTTACCGTTACTGAAGTAGTTAGTCCGATTGAATATAAAGATGAAAAAGTATTTCCTGTAAAAGTCACACCAGCACCAGAAAATGTTTCGGGATTTTTTATAACTCCAACTTGAGCAAATTTAGTGTCTATTGGGAAATCTTTAGTTGAATCATCAAATCTTGCATATAATAATACTTTATCAGTTCCTAATTCTTCGTAAATATTAAAACCATGACCCTTTGATGGGGGAATGATCGGAATTAACTTAGACCCATTTCCAGAATTTGTACTTAAATCAACAATTCCATAAGTATATCCTTTACCACCACTTACTACGGTAGTTCCTGTTATTTCTCCATTAGTTGTTGTTACAGAAACTCGACCTCCAGTCCCATCACCTATGATGTCATGAGTTGCATCATCATATCCACCACCTCCATTCTCAATATATACTGTCTTAATTTGATTATTGTTAACTTCCGAATCTCCACCATCTCTGATTATTTCAATATCAGATTCTGTAGTGGTTTCCCAATTGTTAGGTACAACTAAAAACTCTGTAGAATCAAATTTAATTACATCTTCTGGAGGCACTTTAAACAAAAATTTCCATTTATATCCATCAGAATATAATACTGGTTCTACATCAGTATGTGTTGGTTTGAGTGTTGATGCCGGAACAGTAGGATTTATGCCTGAAGTCCCATTTTCAATACAAATATAAACTTTAAAATCATCTGTAACTACATAATAATTTGAGTCATATAATCTTAAAGATTTACTAAACGAAGATAAATTATCTTGTCTATAATCATGTCGATACATATCATACTTATTATTTTCAACCCAGTCAATTTTTCTTACAACTCTTCTAGCATTTTCTGAGGTAATTTTTTTACCAAATAAACTTGTATCTCTATAATGAGATAAGTATTCAGAATTATCTACAGGATTATTTGCTGTACTTGTATTCCAATCATCAGTCCTACCAAATCCAATAGATCCTGGAGTTGGGTTTGATAAACCCAAAAAAGCATAGTAAGAGTTATTACTGATAGACTCTACAAAAGAACCAGCATTCAATATTCTAAATTGATCTGTTACGAATGCAGCCATATTAATAGTTTTTTAGATATTTATACGATATAATCAAGATACAATTTTCGGAAGTGCTCCAGTTTTTCTAATTCCAAAGTTTCTTCTTTGGATTGTTGGATATGATGATAATCCTGATACGATATTTCCCGAAACACCTATGGATATTGGATTTGAGGATCTTGTTGCTTGAGACAATCTTCCCCAAGAATATTTTCCAATAGGAGTTGTTGGGCTTCCAATTGATGCTATACCGGAAAGATTTGAGTCTGATCTGACATTACAGGTCAAAGTAGCTACGTATGTAAGACCAACTTGAACAGAAGACCAATCAGAAATATAGTAAATGTTATCAACAAAGGTTCTTCCAATACCAACAATATCAGAATCTGAATTACTGATTGACGTGACTCCATTACCAACTTGAGTATCATAAATGTAAATAGGATATCCGGTTGATAATCCAGTAAAATCTGAACTACGAATAATATCAAACTTAATTGCTTTTGCTGTTCCTATTCCAGAAGATGTTGTAATTCCAGTTACAATTCCAGAGAATCCATCAACTATACTTAAACCAGTAATATTTTCAATTTTTAGATTTGGTGTTTCTGCAAATATTGTGGGAGCAACTGTATATCCAGATCCAGGATTAGTGATTGTAGTTCCAGTAACTACTCCATTAGTAATAGATGCCGTTGCTGTAGCTGTTGTTGTTGCTGTTCCAACAAATTTCAATGCTATGGTTGTTTGATCTGAAAGATATCCAGAACCAGCATTTACTGTGGTTATACCAGTAACAGATCCATTACCATCAATTGAACAGGTGAATGTAGAAGTAGTTGGATTTGTATCTTCTACTATTAAAGCATCAAAACCAGCACTTGGTTTGTCATTAAATTCCGAATTGTTTGAATCAAATTGTCCAGCTTCATAATTAAATAATTCAACACCATCAACAAAAATTTCATTATCTGTAGTAGATACATCTTTA